CTGCAAGAGGGAAACCCGGCGAAGTACTGGGTGGAATAGCATTAATAAACCTGCATCCATTAATACCATTCACATTCTGCAACCGTTCCAACGGTTTCAGATTCTTCCATTGCGGCACTCGACTACACTCCCTAATCAAAGGTGTCAAATAGTCGATTACCGCCCAACGGAGAGCGCTGCCAGGAACACCAATAGTCGGATGACCACAAGTATTCAGGCTCTCTCTCCAAGGATGCCAGGGTGACCTGCCATCCGGTCCCTTAAACTTTGGTGGTCCAAAATTATTAGGGATATCCATATGCTTAGTGACTAACTTAGAAATAGCCGAAGTTGTCACTCGCGATACGGCCGTGGATCTACCGGTACATCTACCAAAGTATTCCACTGTAGTCCCTTTATCCAGAAAATTAACTGGACTCTTGGGATGAACTTCGGTCTCAACAATACATTGTTTACCATAAATAGTTTGAGGCATATCCCCCATACTAGCTGTAGCAACAAAACCTGGGACTTTGTTCAAATAACTAACTGCTAAGTCAATATCACTCTGGATAATAGGTGCAGCCGCTCCACGGACACCTCCCGTAGATCCGGCCACATGAATACCCAAAATGACATTTCCTTTTGTGTGGCCCACCAATGGTGCGCCACACAAACCTACATATGTGGCATAATCCAAATCATATTGAATTTGCCCACGTAGGACAGTAGTCATAACATCCGTACGACGAATTGTACCATTTGCCAAGCGGTTAATAAAAGTACCAGGCATTGGTCTCGGTGTATAATCCGTCAGAAGAAATTTTGTCAAATCACGCATAGATGGTGCATTAGGAACCCACACCACACGAGCATCAACGTTTTGAAGTCGATGAGAATAAGTCTTCGACAGACGTGCCCGAAACTCACTACGAGTTCCATTAGGCATTGCTCTACGCATTGTGACAACAAACTCCTCACGGACTTTCTTGCCAGGAACTGGATCCATCATGTGACCGGGTACTAAAGCCAAATTAGACTTAATAAAGAATACCCGTAATTCACTTCCGGATTCACTTTCCATATACATGGTGTTTGCCTCAACTAAACGCAACATATCTTCACGCAATACAGTGCGTGATTGCTGAGTACTAGGCATAGGCGCCACCACAGGCACGGCCCAAGGATTTTCTTCTTTATCCCGAGCCACCACATCGTCATACGACGCTGGTACCAAATTACCTTGAGGTACCATATTACGAAATGCAAAATAGCACTTCGCAACCTGATAAATCCCATATATTACCACTGACGAGCAGACAGTCTTAAACAGAGGGTTCCACAACACTTGTGATGCTGTGACACCAAAATTCTGCATAGATAAAGCTTGCTCATAAGCGGACAATATTTCACCATGGGTTCTATCAAACAAGGCAGCCCATAGGACAAACATTGTAAACAAACACAACGGTCCAGGCAAATCGCTATAAACCATTGCACAGATACCTCCAATGGTACCTATCAGCGTTGCTATGAATGCACCCCGTAAGGAAATCCACAGCATATGCCGGTTACGATACAACGCAAACAAGGCCAGAAAATGATTAATGCGTTCAAACATAAATAAACGATGAATATGAAATCTATGTAACCACCTTGCAGTGGTAAACGCAGTAACCATCTGCTCCACACGGAACTGCTTATCAAGCGATTCCGGTGGAACAGACACCAACTCCACACACTCACAACGCGCCTTCAAACGAAAACATTTAGAACACGTTTCAATAGAAGTGTGTAAAGTATTCGAGCGGTCAACAAATTTCTTCTGTCGACTATGATGTTCATCGAATTTAAAACCGATAAACTCCAATAACTCGAATATATCAATTCCAAGCATCTGCTTACCCTTAAAGACATGAGGCTCCATCTTTGGGATATCAGCAAGACGTTGGGTTGATGCACGTGAATCAGGTTGCCCGACACAGTAAAACAAATCAAACTCCCAAATATCAGGTACAGGTGCATCCGGCACCTTAGAGGGCTCAAGCATATGGGAGCCTTCTTTCCAATACTCAGGTTTTACTCGTACAGTAACATGAATGTCAAAACGCCGTAAAACAGAAACTGGTTCATTAGACAATTTCGCAGCCATAAGCCCAGGCACATTAGTAGTGCCGACCAAGGCCTTTGGTTGCAAGAAAATCTTACCTTTCATTTCAAGATCTGCCATATTGGCGGTTTGCTTCACGTTATTTCCATAACGAATAATTCGTTCTAGTGGATTCTTTCCACCAGTAAACGAAGCTTGAGTGTTACAAATATCATCAAAACCAACAATAGTCGTATCTGACCGCATCTGCGACTCAAATTGTTCGACTTCGTTGAGAGTAACAACATTGCCGGGCTCTCCTAATTGGAACGTCTTTAGGAGATAACTAGTAATAATACTATAGACCGAACTCTTTCCTACACTGGAAGCTCCAGTGAGGAGAATACAATACGGTGCCACCCGTAATCCTCCAGCGCGTCGATGCCGGAAGAATGCCAAATCACGTTGTTGCAACTGGGCAAGCTTGTTCCAATAAACATTCTTTTCAAATCCTGGCTTCATACCATAATATGCGGCTTTATGCCGCTCAATAGCTTCCGCCAGGATTGCTTGGTAGTCAGTTTCAGACTTACCAAACGCCTCCTGAATGTCGCCAATCATGACAGAATCATGCCATTTCATGACTAAACCATAAAGTTCATCCAACTCAGCTGCTTCCTCATTCTCAAGGAAAAAGAGCTTCCAACTTCGTTTAACAAAGGCACGATGGCCTCTCTCAATAAAATGAATTATGGTGGAAAATACAGCGTCAACTAAGTCATACGCCTTAACGTGTTTTCCAAATTGTAAATCTACAAATTTAATAATGGCTCCATTGCTCAGTTCCAATGAAGGAATATGACCAATAAGACCAAGGACGGTACCAAAACTCAACAGAGCTGAAACCCTATTAAAAGTAGGGCTTCTAGTAACCAATTCCCAATTGTCTTTTGCAGATTTGAGAAGAGTGAGCCACGTAGGCTCACCTTTCTCTCCACTCCCCTCCTGTTCAGATTGGTTTTCCATGCCAAGTAAAACAGAAAGAGTATCCCGAAGTTGATGCAAATGACTCTCCGGGCAGTACGTCTTAGCGTACAACATCATTGTGGCAATAACGCCACTGGTAGTTGACTGACCATGCAAAGCTACCAATACCAAGGCAATGCGTTCAAGGTGTTTGAGAATTTCTTCACACACACCGTCATCGCATGAAGCTGCCTCTGCCAGGATTTTAATCCTAGCTTTCCACCCATCACCAAAAATACCTGCTGCGGTATTCGGTGTGGGTTGCGTATTCGCAATATTCTCAGCGATACGCACAAAATCATCTTCCACGTCCGTAAAAGGAACGTCATCTGAGACGTCTTTATCACTTCCCCAAATCTGGGTAGGACGGCCGTCAAGGCCTGCCCTCTCTTCTAAAGTAATGTCTGAGATACGTGTCTCAGAAGAGCGGAACATAAATTTTTGGCTATTAGTAACTTCATTGCTATATAGATGCTAGGGGGGCTATTAACCCATACCCCAGCGCCTGGTCTTTCCACTAACCTACATAGAAGCAGGCTAATACTTACCAAACGTTATTCAAACTCAAGCCTTCGCTTGAATAACAAGGTAACGGCACATATAATGCAATACTTCCGTGGATGAAGCAAGATCAAAACATGCTGATAACAGTAATCTATTCTCTGACAAGGACAATCTATCACTCTTCGAAAAGAGTGTCGCTGCTCCAAGTCGCGCTTACTCACTCCAGTCTTCCAAAACTAGAGTACCCCTAACCCGTTTTAATGGGCGCCAAAGGGGGAGTTCAAGCCCTATCTACAAAGATAAATTAAAGCTATGGCCGCCGTAAAGCATTTCACTCTACGTGTCACAAAAATATGTGATCTTAACCATTGAGAGAGCGGTCTCTCTATGGTAATAATACCGCGTTATCGTAACGGATTCCGCACGTCCACTATGATGAAAACATCCAGGAATGGATCCTGTTTCTAAGATAAGTTAACCTCATAACTTAGATTGAGTGTTCTGCGTTGATTACGCTTATAGTTCTACACTGTGACTAACTACCAGTGTTGATCAGTAAAAATAGTGACAACTAATATACATTTTTATTTTGTTTTTATAATTAAATGATTATCACACATATATATACAAGACAATTGACAAATTTGTCCACAATCCTGACAAGGTGCTCATCAACATAATTACAATACGTCCGAAGACGTAGTGAAGGATGCTATACCTCCTACAAAAACTAAAGACCTAAAGGCAGTACGTGACTGCTTCGATAAATCATTGACCTAAAGGCAGTACTTGACTGCTACAGTAAGGCAATTGATTTACCACCTCAGAAGGTCTAAAACTTCTGCAGCAACTACA